GGCGACGGTAGCCAGGATCTGTGCATCTCCCGTCTCGACCTCCTGCGCAAACGCCACCGGCATGGTTTGCCCGGAAAAGCCTGTCCGTGTTGTGCCATAAACACCGTTTTCTCCATTGATCCGGATGCTGCCAATGGCGTGGGCGCTCAGAAACTTTCCTTTCAGCTCTCCTGGGCTGCCCACAGTGCCCATGCTGCACCCGGTGATCTCACATGGCACGATCTCCCCGCTGCGCAGAGCGATGCTTTCGCCGGTGTCGCCGTCGCTGATGGGATGCCCCAGCCCCGCAAAGACACCCTTTTCCGGGTCCACAAAGGTCAGAGTGCCCACACCGGCAGAGGAATCCCGCACCCACATGCCTGCCCGCCACTGGGCGGCAGCGGCATCCCAGACAGGGGTCAGAGTGGTGCTGCGCTGTTCCCCGCTACGGACATAGATGACCTCTGCGGCGCTTCCCCGGGCGGCTTCCAGCGCTTCCTTCACAGCGTCATTGTTTTCCGTCCCGATCTGTCCAATGCGGATCACGCGGTCTCCCAGGCGCAGTCCCGCTGCTTTTGCCGGGTTCACTGTGCTCCCGCCGGGGCTGTCGATATCGGAAAAGCCAACGATCAGTGCCCCCTCGGAGAACATTTTGACCCCGAACGGCGTACCGCAGACCGTGACCTGCACGCGCTCCGTGACCACCGTGCGGATATTCTTGATGGGAAGCCATCCGCCCAGTGACAGAGTGGTCTGGTAAATGCCCACGACCTGGGTACTGGCCGCATTCTGGCTGCCGTGAAGCCCCATAGGTTCCACCCAGCCAAAGCGGGGCAAAAGCAAGGCCTGCCCCGGTTCCAGATAAACACGATCCGGCAGGCGGCTGTACAGCCAACCCAACAGCAGAAACGGCAGCAGGAGCAGATATACTGCTGTCAGTCTCAGCAATCGCTGTGCTCTGTTGCGTCGTTTCACGGTCCTGCCTCCCCGGTGATAATTTGTTCTAGTATGCACCGGGAAACCGTTGAATATGAAACGAGGAAATTTCTATCAAAATCGCTTGACTTTCCCGGGGTAATGTGGTAGTATATTCAAGCAGTCCGCAACAACGGTTTCAAGCCTCAGAAATCCAGGATTGCAACAATTTTATAGTTGTGCGAGGGTGGCGGAACTGGCAGACGCGCACGTTTGAGGTGCGTGTGGTTTATCCTTGGGGGTTCGAGTCCCCTCCCTCGCACCAAATGAAAAATAGCGTAGAATCTAGTTTTTGTAGATTCTACGCTATTTTTCTTTTCTTTTGCACTTGCAGATACCAACAGATACTCACGGATACTAACGTATTTTAACGGTTCAAAGTTGGTAAGAAGTTGGTAGTACCATTACTTATCTGCCGGGATTGTCTCCCAGTAGGCCACAAGCTTGTCATCTACTGCATCATCGTCGTGGAGGAAAGCCGCTGCCATATCAGCATAAAAAGGCGGTGTATCCACACCGTGCTCTCTTGCTACGGCGCAGTAGTCGCTGTACATCATGCACAGAGCAACCCAAAAATCGATAGAGTTGCAGCTGATTTTTCGCTGCGTCATAAGCTGGAAGGCTCCCTCATAGGCCCAGTGCGGGCCGATGGTACCATCGGCGTTTTTCATGGAAGCCGTCCACTTTTTTGCCTGATCCATAGTCAGGTGCCCCGTGCTGGTAGTGGTCGTGGCTTTTTCTTTACTGACGTGGGCGGTGCCCTCGGAAAGTGTAAGAGTGTCCAGACCACAGATGCCCTCTATCAGCTTGTGGGAGTTTTCGAGGTCGCACACGCAAAAGGTATCTTTTGCAGCGATATCATCCAGCTCTTTCCACATCCGCTCGCGCAGCTTGACCAGATGGCTCATAAGAGCACCCCCTTACAGCTTCTCCACGGTCACAGCCATGTTGTTCACCACGGCAGCAGTACCGGTCAGAAGGAAGCTCAGGATAGAGCTTTCACAGCCGCACGCATTGCGCACCAGGAAAGTAAGTGCCAGATTGGTCGGTGCAGCCGCAGCGGCCACAGTCTGAGAAGCGGTAGCACCGATGACAGCCACGCCATCCTTCTGACCGGTCAGGGTCACGGTTCCCGCCGCCGTGGGGGCCAGTGTAGCAGACACGGTCACATGGTAGTAGCCTTGGCCCAGCAGGGTGATGGTGTTGCCGTCCTGCCGGATGTTGCAGCCGAACCGCCGGGAAGTGATGCCGACAGGGATAACGTCGTTTACCGCCACGGTCTGAGCCGAGGTGTTGGCGGTATAAATCGCAGATTTAGACATAAAAATCTCCTTCCTTATATAAAAAGGCGGAGCAGCCCTTGCCGCCCCGCCAATCCTCGCCTAAAGGGCGTATGTGTTAGATGTTGCCGCAGCCGTTATTGCAGCCGCAGAAAGGACCGGGAACCGGGCCCCACGCGGGTGCCAGCTGGTAGGCATACGGGGAAGATTTGGGAATACCGCAGACAGCCTGCTGAATAGCAAACTGCATGCTCTGCTGGTTATAAGCCCGCTCCAGATCGCCGTAACGGTTGGTAGCCAGCTGATCCAGCACCTTCTGGATGCCTGCCGTCTGGTTCTCCTTGATTGCAGCCGCAAAGTTGCTCATATCGTAGCGGACAGAGTCAATGTTGCGGTTGGTCTCGCAGCAACAGACCTGCTGCTGAGCAAAACCAGCGTTGGAGGCGCTTTCCAGATCCCGCAGTTCGCCGAGGATGTTGTAGTTGCCGTCCTTCACGGCTGCTGCCACATCATAGACCCCCTGACGGGTTGCGGCCACGCCCTCGTTGTTCTGGCGTTCCAGTGCTGCAAAATCGGTTGCGCGCTGAACGTCACCAGAGGTCGCAACGTTGGGCGGAAACATCGGGCCGCGGTTTCCACCGAACAGGCCGTTGCCATTACCGCCAAACAGAAGGGCCAGCAGAACCAGCAAACCGAAAATCCAGATGCCGCCGCCGCCAAAGCCCATAGAATCGTCCATAGCCATAGTTTAGCCACCTTTCAAAAATTTTGTGAGTGTATTCCCGAGTCCCTGTGCACCGGGGCCCTGAACCATATTAAGAATGTCATTAACAGGAATTCCGTTCTTTTCGCATAGCCATCTGGTCATGCTTTCGGGATCCTGTGAGCCGGCGTATCCGTTGAATGCACCGGACTTTTTGCAGTAGTCCATAAGAGCTGCCTGCGGGTTTTGTGCCGCATTGATGACGGCCATCATTTTAGATGCCTGCTTTATTGCGCCGGGCAGGCGGGCCATCAACCCGCCACTCTGCCCCATCTGCCGGGTTTGCTGTGCACCAAAACGGTTCATCAAAGGGTTGCTCATTGTGCGGCCTCCTTCTTAGACTTTACGGATGTTGAAAAGGAAGCTTGCGGGGCAAGCGAAGCGCTGTATTGAGAAAATAGCACCGATGCCTTATCTTCCACGATTTTTTCCACATCTTCCCGTGTCAGCTGTGGTACTGCCGGTACTGATACAGGAGCAGTCAGCCCCGCCGGGTCTATCTGCTCAAACCGGTAATATTCCGCCGGGGCATATCCCATTGCGTTGGCTGTCTTTACCGCAAAGATCGGGTCAGACTGTACCATGATCCACTTCGTTTCACCTGGCTGTACACTTACCTTGTCCACATCTGCCAGGCTGGGAACCATTGTCCACGGTGTTTTAGGCTCCTGTGGGGTTTGCTGTGCGGTCTGCTGGAATGCCTCTTGAGATTCCCATCCCCATCCATAGCCAAGCCGCTGAGGAATCGGCTTTCCGGTATAAGGGTCATACTTGAACATTGAGCTTCCCTCCCTTTGCGCCAAGTGTACCTTTTTTCGCCGCCGAGAGAGTCAACGAACGTACAACGAAGGACAAAAAGAAAAAGCGCCCACACGGCACAGGACTGTGTAGGCGCTCAATCATTTGCACTCAATGAGTATAATATTTTCAAAAAGCGCTTGACATTTGCACTCATTGGGTGTATAATAAAGACAGTGAAAGACACAAACACACAACAACATGGAGGTACAAAATTATGAGAAACGCTATTGAAATCGCCGCTGACATCCGCAAGTCCGATGTCTGGGATTACGAGCTGTGCACCGAGCTGTGCAAGGCAGCTGACATGGAAGAAGAGTGGGAAGCTGCATCCGCTGGAGATTACGACTGGAACGACTCGAATCGCGGCCCCTCGTTTGAAGAAGTCGTTGAAGCCGCCGCTGAAAAACTGGGCGTTGAGATCTACTAAATAAAAAATTCCCCGCCCGATGCTTGCCACACCGAACGGGGGATTTTGTGAAAGACACCTCACACGGAGGTGTGCAACTATCCTATCACACGAAAGAAAGGAAGTCAATCATGTATACCAAAGCAGAGCTTTTTTCAATGGCCGCAGAGCAACCGAAGGAAATCTTTGTCAACAACATCACTCTGAGCGTACCAGACGATGCTGACAGCTGCCTTGATTTGGATGCTGAGAAGGAAAAGCTGTCTTCCATCTGGGATCTGGAGCACTTGTCTATGCGTGAGCTGGTAGCCCGCACTGGCCTGTCTCAGACCTCTTTTGCAAAGCGGACGGGTATCCCGCTGCGCACGGTGCAGAACTGGTGTGTCGGCACCCGCGACTGCCCGGCATACGTCCGCTTCCTGCTGGCCGAGCACTATGGACTGATCTGAGGGGGATTCCGGTATGGCGGCAAAAGATTTGACGGGTCAAACTTTTGGGAGCTGGATCGTGATAGGCGCATCCGAAAAGAGCGGCTATGTGAAGTGCCGCTGCAAGTGTGGCACAGAAAGGGATGTTCTTCGGGAATCATTGACCCGAGGAGCGAGCAAATCCTGCGGGTGCGTTCATACCAGGAGCGAGGCTCAGCTCAGGATGGATGAGCGGAGAAAAAAAGAGGGAGACCTTACTGGAAAACAGTTCGGTCGTTGGACTGTCTTGCACCGTGCGGAAAAAGATGGGTATTTTACATGCCAGTGTGAGTGTGGAACTGTAAAAGACGTGTATCGGCATAGCCTTACGTCTGGAATGAGCACAGGCTGTCAGCATTGTGCTTTCTCGCATAGCGATGCAATGAAGAGTGCAGCAGCCCAAAAATCCGCCAAAGCAAAAAAAGCAGCTATCGAAAAGTACGAAGGAAAGACTGTGAGTGGCTGGAAGATCATCGAAATCCTGCCCCCTCGAAAGCCCGATTCATCCCTGTGGTGCAAGGCGGTCTGCCCGCAGTGCGGAAAAACCGTTGAAGTCAGACTTACAAACATAACGCGCGCCAACCCGATTCTTCGGTGCTCCGACTGCGCCCGTGACATGAAAGAAAAGGTTGATGTCATCCACAGCGTTACCCAGGTGGACGGTTCTTCCCTCTCCTCTGTGAAATCTCGGATGGACGGAAAGGTCAACAAAAATTCCCAGACCGGCGTAAACGGCGTTGTAAAAAGGCCAAACGGACGGTACTTTGCCTATATCAACTTCAGAAGGAAGCAGATTTATCTTGGACTGTATGATGATTTTGACGATGCGATTGCCGCCCGGAAAAAGGCAGAAGCGGCGATTTATGGCGAGTATCTTGACCAGCATGAAGGCTGGGAAGAAGAGCTAAAAGAAAAGCTGGAAAAGCTGAAAGAGAATCAAAAATAAAAAAATCCCCCGGTGCAGCGGTAAGGCCACATCGGGGGATTTCGCTATGTATTTAACGCTCTGTTAATGATTTTTAGACGGTATCCTACCGCCGTCCGGCTGTAATGGGTCTGTGCCGCAATATCCGGCAGCGGAAGCCGCTCAACGTATCGCAAAAGAGCAATCTTTCGGTCTACCCTCCCAAGCGGTGCGTTCTTGATGGCGGCGGTCATCTGCTGTCGGTCAAGTCCTTGCAGCGCAGCGGGCAGAACTACACGAGCCGCCGCCACAAGCAACACCGAGCCAGAAGGGCTGCGGCAGCTGTCCGGCGTTGCGCACCATATTGCCAAGCACGGTAAACCGGTGACATTTTGTCACCATTTTGTTGGCATTTCCGAGATGGTATGTTTTCGTGAGGTCACGAAAACGTCCGTGTGCGTATGTAGTGCTTGCCATGATATCCTCCTTACTGCTTTTGCAGCGCCGCTTTCATGCGATCAAAGAAAAATTGGATGATCACCCCGATAGTCTCATCGGTGATGGCCCACGAGATGAATTTGCCCCACTTGCTGGCGCTGAGGGCCATGCGGAGCATCTGCGCCACCCATGCCTTGCGCTCTGCGCCGCGCTTTGTGCCCTGAATCTCGTGCTCTGCCTGCTCGATCAGGTCAAGCACGGTGTCCTTGACAGCCGCGCCATAGCCCAGCCGAATGCAGCCCAGGGCGTAAAAGGCAAAGCCGCCCAACATGAGCACGAGGGCCACAGGGGTGGGAAGTGCGGTCAAAAGGTTATCGATTGTTGCCATGTATTACTCTCCTCTCTCTTTTTCAAGGTCTGCAATGCGGTGGTTTGCCACCTTCATCTGCTCTTCAAGCACCGGGATGCGCTGGGCGAAATTGTTGTGTGTC